GGTGTATTTAGCCTCAAATCGCTTACATCCATACGACTAAAGATCGTATGGTTTTACGCTCGACAGATAAAATAATACACGGTTAGTTTCTCTATGCGGGACTCGCAGTAATCTTATCCGCTTGACAGGTCTCACATCTTATCCAGATGCGCTGAATAAGGTAGTGTCTAACTCACCCCTACAAGTTTGCTCCAACACGATGTATAGTGAATATACGTACTGTCGGCTTGCATGTATTAAAACAAAATCATTTCCTATCTTTTTTCCATCCGACAGGAATATCTATATCTTTTTTTATTTTTTATTATCAGTGCTATTTGTTATCCAATTGGTAATTTGATACATGTAAATAATCACACATATATTTATCTTTTGTCCATGGAGGGTGGCCTTGGATTCGAACCAAGGATGGATACGTTACGTAGGTTCTTGCTTTGCAGGCAAGTGCATTCGGCCGCTTTGCTAACCACCCATAAAAATTAAGTGTAATATCGTAGTAGACTAACTCGATTCAACTCTAAAGTATACCACCAGTCAAAGGCAACTGGCTTCTTACACCTTTTTAACTATTTCGACTCCAAGTTCTTCTGATAGCTTTGCTAACATTTTTTCTTTGGACGCATTATTTTTTAATTCTTTTTTATATATTCTTTGTAATGCAGCTTCTTAGCGTTCCTTTTGTTCCTTTGCAGCCCTGACTTCTTCGGCAGCGGCAAGAGCCTTGTAGTCGGCAACAGTCTTAGCAACAAATTTCTTTAAATCAGTCGGCTGTTCAAGAACAGTAAAACCAATTCGCCGAGATGCAAGCAGTAATGATTTAAATTCGTCATCGGTTACTTCGGCCCAGTCGGTAATACTTTCAATAATAGTTGTTATATTCTCATATTCTCCATAATAAAAATCTTCGGTTGTTAATATTGCAATCTTGTGTGGCATGTTACTCCTTTGTAAACTCTTTCATTTGTTTTAGAATCTTATCAAGTCTAATTGCATCCATTGTTCTCGAACTCGAAATATAAGTAGGATGAAATATTCTGCCAGAGTCGGATTCTTCGACAATGTCCAATACTGCAAAGAAGTCTCTGACCAGAGCTTTTAGTTGTTCTTCTGTGTTCATATAATCAGAGTGCGCTTTCTTTTCAAAGATAATGGTTTTGAATTTTTAGGTTTGCGGTAAGCACTCTTTAGAAACTTGGTGGGGATAGCTGGATTCGAACCAACTCACCTGAAAGGAATGGATTTACAGTCCACCGCCACTCTCCAACTTAGCCGCATCCCCATTAAATAATGTATTCTTTATATTTGTCACCAAGGTTAATTTGGCCCTTAGTAGTCAATGCACTCTTTTGAATGAGTGCTTGTCTGCCAGTAACGAGATGGTGCAAGAATATTAAATCCCAATCTTGTTCCTGAATTGTTTTATTAGTAGAGGCAGATTTATTACCTCCCTTGACATTTGCTTCGAAAACTTCAATAATATCTCTCATCTGGATGCTTGTTTTGACTTGCACTTTCATGAGTGCATCATCTATCTCAACAATTATATCCCAATCGGCACTATCGGTCAACGGAATAGCAACATTGTGTCCAAGTTTAGTGAAATAAGCAATCGCTTGCCCTAATCCTGCATCACCCTGTTTCTTGCTATTCTTATACATATATTGGTGGGGCCGCACGGCTTCGAACCGGGATCTCTGCGCTTAAAAGGCGTGACTCTGGCCAGTTGAGTTACAGCCCCAATATTCTTTTCCTGGTAGGGCTGCAGGGATTCGAACCCTGTCCTGGCGGATTAAAAGTCCGCTGTGCTACCATTGAACACCACAACCCCAATGTTAGGACGAAGGTTTAGTTAGGACGTCGTGTCCGTCTCCTTGATGAGATTGTGTCTGCATAATAGTTCCTTGTTGTGCGGCTCTCCTTGCAAGGAGTTCGCGTAAATCTTTAATATTACCCGGTTGTGGTCCAGTCAACCAATGTGTAAGATTGGGAGTCAGGTACATTGATAATTTTCTAAATAAATCAGTATCACTTTCAGTTTCCATTACATGCTGTTGCAAATTAGATGCAACTGCTAGAGCATGCTGAAGATGACTTTCGATATTGTCGACGTAATTTTTCAAAACATCTAATTGATTATTTGACATTTGTATCTTTCTTTGATTTGCAATAATGATTTTTTGCGATTTCTTTATAATCATTTGGCTGCAAATAAAACAAATAATTTCTACATGCATTACAATGCATATCAATAGTTCTACTTGTCATACAATCTTTTGTAAATATATCGCCACTATATTAAAACACACTCTAATTTTTAGAGACTAATCAGCCTGTTGTCTATACTCGCGAGGTACAGATTCATCCTATAGCGTTTGTTTACATAGAATCCGCTTTAATCTATAAATCAAAGATCTGAGATTACAATCTTTGCATTGGTACATCGTAGATTATCAATTCACCTTGCGAGCAAACCTTCTTACGACATCCACGCAGTCTGCTTTCGCAGTATCCACGTTTACCAACAACATCGCCGTTTTAAGTCAGGCATTAGACTTGACATGATATTCTACTCTGTAACTTCTTCTCCGCCTGCCTTGCGAGCAGTTCACAGGCGCTAACCTATTACGAAACTTCTATTACAAATCAACTCTGCCTTGCGAGCTTTGTCGAACTTGATTACCTTGCGGCCCAAGTATTAGATGTTTTTCAAATATCACCGAAGTAGTCTTTGCGTTTTTATTTTCAAATAAGATGATTGAATGTCTTCCGACGAATCTACTATGATGTGCTACTTCCGTTGCTATGCACCTTGTTAGATACACAATACAACACACCATGTACTTTTGGCTTGCGGGCTACTCAGTGGTCTTTCACGATCGATGTGACCTTCGCTCTTTCGAACAGGTCCCATAAACCATTCAAACTGCATACAAGCCCTTACCTGCGAGAGTTCGGACAAATATACTACCCTTTCTCATACCAGCTGACAAGTTGGTTTGTATGGAAGTCAGCACCACCTGTTACTTTTCGTTCGCTTGCGTTACCCTTGCGGGCGCTTGAGCTAACGTTCTTTCCCACACACTTGCTTCACTGTTACCACACCAGGTCTTACACCGATATGGACGCCTTTCGACGTTGAGCAGGCTTTCATAATAACTCCCTTGCAGGCGATGGTATGTAGACATTCCATCCTTTTGACACCTCTCAGTGCTGCTGTCTTCGCAACAGGCTGGGCGAACCATACCTGCCACAGGAGCTATATCCCCTTTATTCTTTTAGTAAGCTTATGCTCACTACCTAATCTTTTAGATTTTGCATCGATTCGCATTCTCTGCGCTCCCATATACAAAGTCTTTATGTTAATCTCTTCTGTATTCTTCTTTATCGCCCGAATAAACCATTTAAGTTCATCCGTGTATCTAAACCATTCTCCCTTAGTTCTTAAATGGGAAAACATCTCGTGTAGTCCGGTTTCTGTTTGATACTCACCCGGCATCGTTGCCTGAATGTGTAACTTTATCGGACTACCTGTTTGTAAACACTTCTTGCAATATTCAGGATCACTAGAACACCCAATCTTAATATGAGTGTTATATGACCTGATAAAGTATATCATCTATCTATTGTAGTTGACCTGCTATGCAATGTCAACTAAATTTTTGCAGGTTTCTTCATATATTTTAGATGCCCTTTTATCGCAGCACCACAGGGGAACCTCTCACCCTTTTTAAACTTCGCACCGTTGAATACAAACGGCTTCAATACAGTGTCACCATTCCACGAGTTTCTGACTACGTTTAGGTAACCTTCTGCTTCTAATTCTCTTCGTACCTTATCAAACTCAGGATGATCTTCTGAATGCGTGGAACAGAACTTATGTCCTTTCAACTTCGCAATCAGTTGTTCGTCCTCAGGACGATCTTTCATGTAATCTTTGTGGACGGTAATGCTTGTTAAATACTCTTCATCTAATGTAATTATTTTCATATCTAAAAATGAAATCTCGCAATTGTCAGCGACCGCCCAGGCGTCCCTTGCGAGTATGATTTTACATGCGAAATTCCATAACTGGCGGATAGTATAGGATTCGAACCTATGTGCCCTTACGAACTCACTCCTTAGCAGGGAGGAACAATTAACCTGACTCTGTCAACTATCCATAAAACTTATTATACAACAGATTAGCAATCTGTGCAAGGAGTCGAACCTTGAAGTGTATCAGACTTTCGATCTTACCGTGTACCTACTCTGGTATTTACCGTCCTTTCTCTGATACATACTCGGACGAGTTACTAACCTTTCAGCGATCTAACAAGGACAAACATTAATATAACGTCTGCACGTCACATTGTAAAGGCCGATGTTGAAGGATTTGAACCTTCTCTAAACCAATCCGGACTCGAACCGAATAGGGTGCGCGCGAACCCGGACACCATGTCACTACATCGAAATCATCCGATGGGTAGGTAGGGTTCGCTTTCGGGAAACACCTAACTAATACCCCATCATCTATATTTGGCAAGCCGACTCGGACTCGAACCGAGGTATTCATCGTTCAAAGCGATGCCACTCTTCCCCTTAAGCTATCGGCCAATTGTTTCAAGTAGGAAGTTTTTCCATGCTTACCTACAAGCGCATGTTCTTCTGGCGTCCCTGGGCTTACACCTACTACCTTCATTCGAAGGGTTCTCCTATTCCAAGGTAAGGACATGATTAGTATTAATATGGTGACCCTACCGAGAGTCGAACTCGGGTCTGAAGATTGAAAGTCTTCTGATCTAACCATTAATCTATAGGGCCTGACATGGTATGGCAGAGGGTGTAGGAATCGGACCTACGTCTTTTGGTTCAGAGCCAAATATGCTTCCATTGCACTAACCCCCAACTGATTTGGTATCCTCATCGTCTATTTAGACGATGAGGATATAAAAGATGTCGAAAACAATTCTAGTGCTCGCGTGCCAATGCGTTGGTACCTAGGGGAGAAAGCCACAAAAATTCCCTAGTCCACCTTCTTGTTATGATGGCTTATCATTCGACAAACTATTTATTATTTTATTTTGGACCCACCTAGAGGTTATGGTCACAATCTAAAAATGGAGCGTCAGACAGGGGTCGAACCTGCATGTGTCCAATTACCTTTCTCCTGGTTCGTAGCCAAGGGGGATACTGACGCATTTAATTTTTTATTATTCATGAAAGAACATCATGGACTGTCGTCTGCGCGATTCATAAAATTGACGTTCTAGACGGTCAACATCGTTTGTATCTTGCGGATTACCTGCAACAATGTATGCTTCGAGTTCATCGTGGACTGTTGGTAAAATAAAAATATTCTTAATAAATTTAATAATATTTTCTAACATATTATTTCCTAAGTGTTTGTACTAATATTTATTAGTTATGGTTTTACAGTATAAACACTAAGAACCAATATGTCAAAAACCAAAACTGATCGCGTAGACTGGTGGTGAATACAAGAATCGAACTTGTGAATCTACCTTATGAGAGTAGCGTTATACCATTTAACTAATCCACCATTAAACCCAGTGACTATAAAGCTCTCGATCGAAACTTGGTGCGAGGTCCAGGAATCGAACCCGGTTCTACTGCTCTTCAGGCAGCCGCTGGAATGACCACACTAGCTCACCTCGCAAAATCTTTTCGTAATCTTCTTTTTCTATTATTACTATCTTTTTGTTAGGATATATTTTCATAACAATATCCATCTTTTCTCTATCTCTTCCCCACCAGCGACCCTTTACTTCAATGTACAGATCATATTCTGGTAGATAAAAATCTGGTGTATAGCATCGTGTTTTAGAATCCATTACATCATACCCGCATTATAACATTGAGATAGTTGAAGTAGCAAGTGTGGAGTCGAACCAACATTTTACCAACCCGGCATTGCTTATGCCCGCTTCAATCAGGCCTATCTCAAACTTGGCGGAAGGAGAGCGTAATCGAAACCTTGGCCTTGCGGCTCCACTTGTGTTCAAAACAAGGTTGACATCCCCGGTCAAATCACCTTCCATATAATTCTCCATGCCCTAAGGCTATCAGTATGCCAAGGAGGTGGCGCAATTCTATTATTTATCAATTGGTACCCAATGACGATTTCGAAACGTCGACCTTCGCTTTGTAGGAGCGTTGCTCTGCCTCTGAGCTAATCGGGCATAAATTTCTTACAACATACGGGTTTCGATACCGTAACCTCTACCGTTGCGTGGTAGCGCTCTACCTCTGAGCTAATGATGTAATTATATATGGTAAAACTAAACTTGTCAATATTTACCATAGTGAAAGTAAACTTGAAAATCATGTAAAGCCGTAACATTTTTCAAGATATTGTGTAGTGTAGCATACGAGATTCGAACTTGCTTCCTTTGCAGGGTTTGCCCAAGACTTACTCAACATAATGCGCCTAGGGCCGAGCTCTTCACATATCCCATATTGGTGGAGACGGAGGGAATCGAACCCTCAACAGTTACATTGCAAGTGTGACTCGCGCCCCAGCGTACATGCGCCCCCGTTAAATTGTGCAAAAATCGCTTAATCATGCGCCTAAACACTGTTTATGCTGCATAGATAACCCATATTATCTGGTACCCTCGGTTGGATTCGAACCCACAACCATAAATTTTTGAAAATTACCGCACTACCAATTAGCGTACGAGGGCATGAATATTTAATCGCCTATTTTAGCTTTCTTTGCAAGAAACTCAAGATCAACATCACCTTTAAGAAAATCTATTATCTCATCAGTAGCTGCTAGTAAATTATCATCCTCTCTACCGATATTACTAAAAATTCTCATGTAGGGATCAATTTCGATACTACCCGATCCTATTTTTTGTAAAGTTTTATTCATATCGGAATAATAAAAATTAATTTCATTGACACATGAATTAAGTTCTTTAGATAATTTAGCAAAATCCTTGACTTCCTCAGTGTGATATAATAAATTTGTTTCAGAGAAGCCTGTTGAGGCTTCGACTAATTCCAGGCTATATTTATTACATATCTTAGTAACATTTTTCTCAGTAACGGATTCATTAAATTCTCCAGGAAATTGTCGTTCATCTCCTTCTCGTAGAATAGTTACCTCAATTTCACCTTGATATTTTGCTGATGATGGAATCTTATATTTTAATGCTTTTATATTTCTTATATTTCCTGCAACGTAATCCGGATTAACAGACGGATTATTCTTAATTCCTAGATTATTAGCAGCTCGATCTTCAAAATGAAGGGTGTCCATAAAATCGGATTTTGATAATTCTCGCGATAATTCAGATCTTAATTTGTATAATTTAAAAAACTCATCTTTTTCTGGTCCATCTCTAAGAAAGGGAAATAAATTATATTCACGTTTGTTAATACCGTTAGGATATTCTTTATGAAGATGATTACCTACCAGCTGATATATTTCAGTTGTTATATTGTTTATCTTGTTTACTAAGTTATTTTCTATTTCGTATAATCTCATATCTATTATTTATCATATACAACAAGATTCTCAAATCAGACCGCACTACCAATTAGCGTACGAGGGCATTATTTTGTAAACATAGATGAAAGAACTTTCTCAACAGCATAATGTAAGTCTGCCTCAAGCTTCTCACTTTCGTCTTTAGACAAGCCCGTCTCAAAAGGAAGCTTAACCGAAATATCAACATTTTTACCACCGATGTGTGTTGAATACACTGCATCTGGTGTTTTACAAGTATATCCCTTTTTATAATGGGACTTCTCTGTTAGTTGACTAAGTTTCATCAACTATTTATCTTTGGAGTGCCCAGTCAGACTCGAACTGACGATTTTACGGATTTGCAATCCGCTCCGTTGGCCGCTTCGGTATGGGCACATTGAAAAATATTACGATGGGGTGAATGACCAGACCCGCCCTGGCTAAATGCTCCGGTTCACAGCCGGAGGGCTCGACTACTTCGCCTTCAAACACCATTGTATAAATCGGAATGGAGTGACATAGCCGGGACTCGAACCCCTGTCACACCCCCAGCGGGCCGGCCTCTTGAGTTTTGGTAAGAGTAATTTTTGGTTGCTGTAACCATTCCTGAAAATTGGTACCCCCGGGCAGATTCGAACTCCCATTCATATGTTTCTAAAACAGACCGCATTACCAATTAGCGTACGGGGGCAAAGAAAAAGTGTAGTGAGATAAAGAGTCAGAGTCAGTTTCTATACACAGTATATATGGTGAGTCGCCAGGGAATCGAACCCCGTCCAAGACGTTTGGAGTGTCTTGTGCTACCGGAACACTTGCAACTCATATTCATTTATAGATGGTCCACAGGGAGTCGAACCTTGGTTGCCCGCTTGGAAGGCGGGAGTGCTAGCCACTGCACTATAGACATATAAAACTTGGCTCCGCGACCAGGAGTTGAACCCGGCTAATCTGCATTAACAGTGCAGCGGTTGTCACCACGACGCCTCTCGCGGAATAGATAGTGGAGCCCATCAATCGCGTATACCGATAGCGACTCGATCGTCGGGCATTGTATGGCAGTGTATATTGGAGTCTCACCAAGTCTCCCTTCCGCCGAGACAGGGCGGGAGTCCGTACGGAGATGCACTATATATGGTAGGTCCCGAAGGAGTCAAACCTTTGCAAGCCGTCTATCAAGCAGCTATTTTATCATTAAATTAAGGACTTATTTTTCTTAAAGTGTTAATTGGTGATCTAAATTTTGCGTATAAACTACCAATAACAGTCCTCGGATCATTTAGTAAAGAAGAATTTTTTATTATAGAAGCTACCTTATGTGCATTATCGCCGTCAGTAGAATTAAGAATTATTATTTGTTTTATACATTTATTAATTCCAACTATATCTCCCATAACCACTTCTTCATTTTCAGTAGTGCCTATACTTCTTAAAGGTTTAACTTTGTCTGTAGGCATATCATATCTTCTTAATTGATTATGATAATATTCAGTGCCGGTATCGTCGTACGGCTTCATTCTTTTACCGACCAGTTGTTTAAGTTTACCCTGATCAATTACTAAAATTACACCAACTGTCGGATAACTACTGTAATAATCTCCTGCAAATTTTGCAGCAGATTGTATATTTCGCGAAAGGCTAACTGTTAATTGATCTGAGTTTCCAATATGCAACGGTGTACGTGCTATTAGTATATCGCCTGATATAATTTTTTCAGCATTCTGTAATGATGTACCGTGATATAGATCTGCTCTACTGTTTTCTTTAATAGTAAATTCATATAATCGCATTTACTATTTATCGATAATTTAGTGAATAATTTCTAAAATTGTCATTCGGTTTGCAGTATACCATAATCCGCCTTGCGATTTTGGACGGATATGACTTGTGTAATCTGAAAATCTAACTTTTACCCATACTCTGTCTTTCTTGGACAGATGTGGCGCATTCATTGCTGAACATATATGCCAGCCGGGTCTAAATGCAAACCCCTTTGTTCTGTGTTCTTCTGCTTTGTAAGTTTCACCTACAAAAAGCTTCTGTTTACGATTAATAAACAATGTACCTAATGTTCCGTCTTTGCGTTGTCTAAAAAGTTTATAACCGATCATTGAACCTTTCCTTTAAGGACATTTACTACATCTTCTTCGTGAATTTGATCGTAACGAGGAATTTCTGGATCAATGCGGCCTTGCAACCAACGATATATTGTTTCGTGGTAGACATCAAAATGTTTTCCAGACTTTTCAGCGTCGACCTCAGGTATAGTACATGCAAACTCAACTTTTCTATTTTTACGATCTGATTCGTAGAGATGATAATAAAGTTTACCTTTTCTAGCACTGTGAGATACAAGAACCGTAATGGTACGAACCAAACACCATTGTTCTTTAGGCTTAGATTTTAACCAAGAAAACATATTTTACCTTATATGGAGCGGGTCGGGGGAATCGAACCCCACGTTCTGCAGTTTGGAAGACTGTGGCGCGCCCATTACGCCTGTCGACCCGCATAATTTTACACTATTGTAAATGTTAGTTTGTATTTGTCAACTGGTGTTGCTGCCGGGAATCGAACACCGCATCAACTCCTTGTGATGGAATTTTAGATTGCGGTATCCTTAGGATCACCTCTTTAGTGGTTTTACCATTAGACTACAACGACATTGATTGGTAGTTCCCCAGGGAATCGAACCCCGTCTTCTCCTTTATGAGTGGATTGAAATTTGGTGCTGAACGTATCCTTAACAGGATCACTTTCGTTTAGCGTGCTACCGGTACACCAAAGCGACATATTGGAGCAGGGTACAGTATATATTAGTTGACTGCACTCCCGCCCTGTCTCGGTGGACCTAGGATGAATATAGTATAGTGATACCCTGTGCCCATTGACTAGCGGAATAGAACCTGTCCCGGATAAGGGATGGTGTAGTCCTATCCATATTGGAGCCGGCATGTAGATTCATACATGGATCGTCCGGCATTGTTGATTGGTGGGACGCCCCATACTCGAAATGGGTTCTCTCGGCTTAAGAGGCCGGACTTCACCTTCAAAGTTTGCATCCCAAACTGGTACCGCGTACGAGAGTCGAACTCGTCTTCTCTGCTTGAAGGGCAGGTCACCTCACCCGAAGTGGAACGCGGCATAAAATTGGTGCCGAGTGTTGGATTTGAACCAACGACTTACGCCTTATCAAGACGCCACTCTGGCCAACTGAGTTAACCCGGCAATATATTCTTTTGTTAATTGATTTTCTAATAAAACAAATAATTTTACATTATTTTCTTCAATGACTTGCTCAATCTTAATTTTATCTAAAAAATTATCAACTCTTGTTTTATAATCTAATACAATGGTGTTATGTGTTAATAATGACTCACTTTCTTTTACTAAATTATTATATGTAAAAGTCAATTTATCAAAAGAAGCTAATAAATCTATTCCGTATATTAGTTTATACCGTAAGTTTATCTTCAGAAGTAAATTCTTTTAATTTCATAATTCTTCACCTGTTTCAGAATAGAACGCACGTTTTATTTCTAAAATCTGTTCTAAAGCAGTTTTTCTTAGATCATATTTATACTTTAACACAAGGTTATCATAAAAAGATATAGATTCATCTGGTTGATAACACGACCCCATTTTTCTTAGATGTGCTCTATCTTGATAAAACAACATATCTGGTGTCAATGGTCGATATTCTATTTTAACATTACTTGTATATTTTGGCATTTATGTATCCATAATATACGTATTTATCAATTTAAACAGAGTACACATTTGGGTTCATTTACAGAGAAGTTTTAAATTGCTGTAAGTTCTCTTAGAAAGGTGGCGCCGTCGAGGGGGAACGATCCCCTACTACAACCGTGACAGGGTCGCGTGCAGACCACTACACTACGACGGCATAAAAATATTTGTTGTATTGTAGCTTTTATCTGATTATTATTCTACAACATCACGACGCCATATTAGGTAGGGAATTAGCCCTTTGTGCAACCTTGCACCTAACGCACAGCTCGATACCACAGTCCAGTTTACATACATAGAGATTTTGCACAATATATGAAAACACCGGATCGTTCGGACAACAAATCTTGGTGGAGACGGAGGAAATCGAACCCTCAGCAGTTACATTGCAAGTGTGACTCGCGCCCCAGCGTACATGCGCCCCCATATTGGTTGGAGAACTTTCATCTCCGCCCTCCTGCTTCCGCGGGGGCATATACTTAAAATAAATCCGGGACTACCGTACGATAGTTGCGTCTCGTATCTCAAGTCTTACACCATACTTCACGGCAATCAAAGGCTGGTTCACCAGCATCCGCTACTTGGGACTCAAAAGATACGTCTATCCCGAAACTAAAAAGGAATTCCTGTTGACGTAGATCTCGCCACTATATCTTACCCTTTCGGTTACTTACTGCTCGAGGCAGTCAGCTACAGGTTTCCTAAACTTGGTGGGGCACCCTGGTAACGATCCAGGCTGGCATAGAAGCATCAGTTTTACAGACTGACCCGTCTCCTTAACGGTCTACTACCCCAAATAAGTATTTTTTAAGAACTAATTCATAATTCTTAAAAAATATGCATACACGTCGTATGCCTGTCTATTGATATTATCTCCAGAACCCCCTGCCCACTGCTTCAATTTATTTATAGTGCGCTGATGTTATACAGGTATACTCGCACTCTGTTTAATCCAATAAGGATTCAAACAAGTTTATGGAAACATTTTTATCAATCTTAAACCATTCACCTTTTCTGTCTATAGAAATTTTTGCTAAAAGATCTAACAAATTTTGATCTGATCGACGTCTGTCAGCAGTCCAACGAAGAGATATGATAGAATATTTAGACTCGGGGTCATATTGATTATAGACGTTTAGTCTTTTTTCATAATCTATAGACATTCCTGCTTTAATCCATTCTGGATAGGACGGGTTGATAATAATATAAACAAACCCTTCTTTAATAGAAGTCTGTTCACCGTGCTTACGAATTTCTTCTTCGTATCTTGTACGAATATCCAAAAGTTTTCTATGCTGTAAGTCTTCGTTAGTTGTTACCAACGATTTAGGTTCAGTTGTAATGTTCTCCTTGTCAATTTTAACTAAATTAGTCTTTGATTTCTGTTTACCAGTAATTAAAGACCTTACTTTATTTGCATTATTTAAAATGCTATCAATATTCTTTTCAGTTATTTCTAACTTATCGATGTCAATGTTTTTCAACAACTTTTTTAATCTTAGCACCTTATTCTCAAAAGTAGAGTTGGTAATATTAAAAATGTTATTTCTGTTTAATGTTGTGTGTAATCTCATTTTTGTTCAATAAAAAAGCCGCTTAGTTTCCTAGCGGCTTCCTTTTACAAACTTTCTGGATACTTTTTAGTTGTGTCCAGACTCCTTGTAGAAGGAAGCCATCGAAATCGGATCTTGTTCATTACTATTTGTTGATGTAAACCCGACCCAATAACCTGCGCAGAGGCGCTCAGTGGCTAAGGCCGCCTTATGCATCGCGTTTAGTTGTTTAGAGGTCTGTGCAAACATTTTGTAATCCAAAAATCCAAGTTAGAGTAAGCTGTACTAGATTTCTCCAGTACAAAGTTATTTATCATCTGTGTAAAAAACCCTGCATATACAGTTCTTTTTACTACCTTGCCATAAGTATATGCGTTTATAGTTAATTTGTCAAGTTATTCAAGTTATCTTCTAGAGACAAATATATTGCTTACGACAAAGTTATTTATCATCCGTAATTCTAACACCTTGTAAGAACGGTGTCAAATCACCAAAATCTTTTTACCGTTTTGCGTCTGGTACCACAACACAGTAGCCGTCTGTACCCTTGTACACATTGCTTATACATACTGTGCCACTAATGTAGCACGGTTTTAGATAGGTGTCAACTCTCGGATAACGAGTCGCTTTTTAAGGGGTTCGCGTCCTACTACCCATTACCATAAAACAATGCAAACTGTACTGTATATATTAGCCAATGTCAAATTGCATCCACAACTCTTCGCCGCTTTGCTATTGTCTACAAAACTTGTGTCACTTTTACCTTTTGTAGCCCGTGCTTCGGACGGGATCCTCCATAACATATACAAAATTACTATGTAGTGGCTCAAACATCTCGTGCGTTCTCGAACATACTGTATAATATAGTCCAGATTATGCGACCCCTGGACTGGGTTGTTAGGGGACGTCTTCCTTTGGAAGTAACCTTCGCTAGTTCATAACATGTGCTCTATTTTGCACTATACTATATATGTAGTCAAATTTTACCAAACTTGCAAGAATGTAATATTCATTTATTTATCAAAATTTTTGATAAATAGTAAAATGGAGAAATAAATGCCACGCATAAGTCTATGGAATCCTCAAAAAGGTGATGATTTTAATTTCACGGACCGTACCATTGGTGAAAATTTTAGAATAGCTGGTGACGGTATTCTCGTGCATATGTATGAAGGACCTACCACTGATGCAAATGGTAATACAGATACATCAATTACTACTATTCAGGACGTATTATTTCTTACAAATAATAACAGAAAATATAATCCAAATGTCATTGAATTAAGAGGACATCATGTTCCACAAGATGTGACCTATGATTTGTCACAGTTTGGTATTTTTCTTAGTTCAGATGTTATTCGTATTCAATTTCATTACAATGATATGCTCGACTCATTAGGAAGAAAACTTATTGCTGGAGATGTTCTTGAATTTCCGAGTATGAGAGATGTTCCTATTTTCAATAATGCAGTAGGAATAAATAGATATTATGTAGTACAAGATGCTCTTTATGCTGCAGGCGGATATGGTCAAAAATGGTTTCCTCATATCTGGCTTGTTAGAGCAAAACTTATCACTGCTGCGCCAGAGTTTTCACAAATTACAGATCAGGCAGCTACAGGTCAAACCGATGGCGGCGCTGGCCAGGGAATTGGTATTATGCCTCCTGGATTTACCGATACATCAGATGCAAGTGGAAACCCAGGAACAGGATGTAACGCAGATATTACAAGTTCATTAAATCTATTTTGTCAAATTATCGGTCTTACAGATCAAATTGTTGCTGAAGCTGAACAAAATGCGTTTTTTGATCCAAAGTTTTTTGAAAGTGCAAACCTATATATTTACCTGGACGAAAATGGATATCCAATAATTGGAAGTAATTTCTTTAGCGGCGATGGTGCTCCGCCAAATTTATCAACAGATAATTTTAATAATCTTGTTCCGGGTGGACCACTTGTTGGCGCAGGCATTTCGTTTCCACCAGGAATGCAAGACGGTCAATATTATCTACGAATTGATTATTATCCGGAAAGATTATTTCAAAAGCAAGGTAACTGCTATAAGCTCATAGAGGTAAATGTATTGAAAAATTGGACTGCATACAATAGAGTATTAGATACATTTTTTGATAACAATAACGATACGGTATTATCCGATGGTACTATTATACCAGAAAAACAAGCATTATCTCAAATTGTAAAGCAAAAAGTCGATCTATATGCAAATAGAAAAACTCAAACAACTGCGGCAGAAACAGTTCGATCAAATATCGCTGACAACAGAGCTGCCTTACGTGGTAATAGCTCTAACACAGGAAGTCCAGGTCTGGGAAATAGTTCTACATCAAGTGACGGTAGCATACCGGGATAACATATGATAGTCTATATACATACCTGTCTTGCTAATGGAAAACCTTATATAGGTTTAACTGTAAAATCTATGGAAGCAAGATGGCAAGAACATTGTTCTGATGCTAGAAGAAATAAAAAGAGAAAATTTTTTGCTGCACTAAATAAGTATGGATTTGATAATTGGACTCATGAAGTTCTATTTAAATCTGATGTTGAACAAGAAATAATAGATAAAGAAATAGAATTTATAGAAAAATTTGATTCTATCAAAAACGGATATAATACATCCAAAGATAGATTTAGAAGCGGTATAACACATACTGCTGAATCTATCGAAAAGATGAGAGAATCTCATAATAAAAGTCATGCCGAAAAAAAGCGTAAAGGTACAGACGGAGGCTGGGTAAGAAGAGATGGTGGAGCTATGTTAGGCAAAGAACACCCCAATAAGGGAGGTACCTCTGCTAACAAGGGTAAAAAGAAGGGTAAAACCTGGGAAGAAATATTTGGCGTAGAGGGTGCTGCCAAACGTCGTAAAGATGCCGAAGTTCGTCGTCTGTCTAAGAAATAAGGGAGGAGAGGAATGAATTTTTTTACGATGGGCAAATCCGTCGCTATCTAGTGCAGTTCATGAGAATCTTTTCTGATATAAAAATCAGAAACGGTCCAGATGCCAACGGACTTTATACGATTCAAAATGTACCCATTTTATATGGAGATCCGTCTTGGGTTGTAGCACAAATTATTAAAGGTGCAAGTGAAAATACATTGCTTCCTACACCTATGTTTAGTGCATGGATTGAAGAAGTAAAACAGGATCCAAAACGTAGACAGGATAGTCAATATGTCGGTAAAGTTTCTACAATAGAAAGAGCATTTGATTCTATTTCACAAACTTACGGAAGTGGACCGGGTGTGAGACAAGATGTCGAGAGATATATGCCTGTACCGCTTGAACTAAGATTGCGTCTCGATGTTTGGACATCAAATGTAACTACTAAATTACAAATTTTTGAACAAATCACTACTATTTTTAATCCATCTATAATGTTACAACAAAATAGTAATCTATTAGATTGGACTAGTATTTTTGAAGTATGGTTAGAAGATCACACATGGACTAGTAGATCTATTCCACAAGGCGGTACAGATGATAGAGATGTTTTAAGTTTTAAATTTAAAGTTCCTATTTGGATAAATCCTCCAGCAAAATTAAAAAGAAGTGGGCTTATTGCTGAAATTGTTACAAATGTTTTTAATGATATAGTTGTTGATTTTGACAATAAAGAATACGATCCATTTAGAACATGCATTAGTGCTATTCCTATACAGATAGTTACTACCGAAGGTAACTATAAAATTTCAGTTGAACATGGAACAGGTACCGATACAATTACCTTACTGGATCAATACGGTCGTGTTGACCTTTCGCTAAGCTGGGAAGATCTTATACAAAAATACGGGCAGATTACTCCTAATATCACCAAAATTCGGCTAAAATTAGACCCCGATCTAGATTCGTCGGCAGCAGATGTAATTGGCGGTATTACACAAGATCCTTTACATCAAAATATACTGTTTTTCTCCCCTGACATAGATACTCTGCCCGGTAATACATTATTACCTATTGTAACAATTATAGATCCGATAGAAGTATCTCCTGGTAACGGTTTACCTGCTGCGGCTGCTGGACAAAGATATTTAATCACGTCAGCAGACTCTCACGGTGAAGAACCAGCAATTCCTCCGGGCGTGTCTACATCTCCCTGGGGGTCTACACTTGTTGCATATCCAAATGATATTATAGAATTTAATGGTGTTACATGGATTGTTTCTTTTGATTCAAGAAATGCTGTAGGTAAAAACTATACCATAAATAACTCAAATGCAAGCCAATACATGTTTGATGCTACCGTAAAAGAATGGACATATTCATATTACGGAACATACTCTCCGGGGTATTGGCGTATAGATAATATTATACAGGCACCAAATGGGACCACTATCTCTAACTACGAATAGATATAACCAATGGTTATTCTTCTACATAAGATAAATATTAATAATATTAGGAATTTATCTTATGTCAACACCAAATACTGTTAGTGGTCTATTTATTCAAAGTGATAAAAATGTTAAAAGCACTATCGAATCATATAATGGGTTGGCAAGGCCGGGCCAACTAATAGTCGATACAACTAATTATAATCTATATGTCAGCGACGCCAGCGGTAATTTAAGCCCAGTG